AATACTGTCGATGTAATTATTTTTTTCTTCATCACTCATGGCTGCATATTGTGGGTTACGTAATGGTGTGTAATAACTATCCATGTAACCTCTCATCTGTTGTTTAACACGTGTTTTTCTTCTAGCCATGTACTCTTCCATACTTTCACCAGGTTGTTGTGGTTCAAATGCATCTGTAAAATAACTATACAATGCAGAAGCACCACTTGTGATACCGCCTACTAATAATTTTTGTTTTACCATTGATGGTAATTTATCTCCTCCAGGTATTTTACTAAATACTTTATCTGATGCTTCTCTTACAACATCTAAACCTTCTGTTTTTGGTGTGCCTGGAATTTTTGGATCAATTTTTGGATCAACTTTTGGTGCGTCTGCACCTTTAAACAATCTACCTAAACCTCTGTCTTTAAAACCTTCCATAGAATATTTTTGACGTCCAAAAATATTTCCCATTTCTGAACCTGATGCTCCACCTAATTTTCCTATTCCTTTACCAAAACCATAAGTTAATGCACCTTGTTTAAGTGCATCTTTAAAATCACCTCTTTGATCATAACGACCAATACCTCTCATCGCTGCTGCAATACCAGGATTAAATGGTGCAACAAACGGTGCAGCTTTAACTGCAATGTCTGCTAGTTCATTAGGTATAAGTTTTCTAACAAAATCTCCAATACCATATTTTTGTCTAGGCACGGCATTCATGATGCCACCTTTTGCACGTAGTTGTCTTCGCATTTGAGATCTTGTAATCATATATGTTAAATTTTGTTTATATTATTTAGGCAGGTATTTAACCTGAATTTATACTAATACTTGCTTTTAACAAGTAAATCAAGACTATGTTGTAACTTCTCTAGGTTTAGATTCTAAAGCTGAGAGGACTACATGTAGTCTATTGGCCGTAGCCGCAGTCACTTTTAACACTTCACTTTCCTGTAGTATTAAAGGCGCTGATAATAATTCTGTTGTGCCATTTGCTGATATAGATTTAGTCTTAAAAAGACTAAATACAGCATCTGATGTATCTGTAATAGTAACTGTTATAGTGTCTGCATTACCAGAGTCTTCAGATACTAATATAGATTTTATAATAGAAGTTGCAGCGGTTGGTGCAGTATACAATGTTGTAGCATTTGTTGTAGTCAAATCTACTTTTTTATTTACAAATGAATTAGCCAAAGAAATATGCCTCCGCTTCTGCTTCGTCTTTTAAATCTTGTTGATAGGTAGTGTTTAATTTTTGCACAATACTATCTACATCTCTAACAAATGATTGTTGTATTTGTTGATCATACTCTTCGTTTGGTTGTGTTAATGCTTGAACTATTCTTGCCATTATCTTCTTCCATCCGGTTGATAGTCTATTCTAAAGGTACCTAGTTTCCAAAACTGGCTCGTACTTGTGTTATCTATTTTTAACGATATTGATCTAGCTCTAGCACGTGTGTCTATTTTTTGTGTACCACTTGTCACTGTAAATGGACCTAGTGTTGAACTAGCTGCAGTGTCATTTGGAAAGTCTCTTAAGTTTAATGTAATTCTTGCATCACCTGTTTGTGCTAAAAAGTCTGGTATCACTCTTCTTATTTTCATCATAAACTCACCATCACCAGCAAGTCCTTGTTGTCCAATATCAAAATCTCCAGACTCAATGTTTGCAGTAATTGATGTAGTTGCACCTTCTCGTATTTGATCTAATCCTGTTTCATGTTCATAGTAATAACTAACACCATCAACATTACCTTGTACAAATGTTGAAGATCCTGATGTACCATTAGAACTTGTATCATATTCTGTCGCATGGGGTTTACCAAATACAGCAGAATCTTGCCATGAAGTTCTAGCTAATGTACCAACAGTCCATACTGGTCGCTCGGGACTTGAGTCTAGATAATTGTATGCAACCATTCTATTTACCGTTCCTGATCCTGAGTTAGGGTAGAACCACATTACTTCACCAAACAAGTTATTAAGACCTGCATTGATATGTTGTTTAGGAATTGTATTAATGTCATCGTAAACATGATCCTCAACCAAACATGGTAATGATTCTAGTTTACCAGTGTATCTAAAGAAACCATTTTCTGACATCCAGTATGCAGTACCGTCAACTTCAACAGCTGCGTTCTGTCCTATCAACCCACAGTTTGTACCAACCTGTTGGAATGAGAATGTAAATGGAGGACCAACAAAACGCATAATAAATAATGCAGTATCAGTCCAAACATAAATAGCATCTCTACCTCTGATAGCTCCAACAATTTTAGATCCATCTGCAAGTCTTTGTGTACCTGCAGTATTAGTAGCTGATGGTGCATAAGTATTAATATCTTCTTGAGAAGAGAATCTTACAAACATAGGATCTTGTGTTGATTTAGTTCCAATAGTTGTTTCTGTTCCAAAAAATACTAAGTGACGATCAGGTGTAGATACTAAACTAAATGCAGATGAAGTAGGTGCACCTGAAATTATAGTTGCTCTAGTATTGTTTGCTCCTGTTGGGTTTGAATCCCATTCAAAACTTTCTCCACCATTAATTGTTGCAATAAGTTTATTACCTAAATTATCTAGTGACCATAAGCCTGGTGCTGTTACAATATCTCCTGATGCTGCAGAGTTCCATGCAAAATAATTTGATGCATCTGTAACGGTTGCACCTGATGAATGTATAGCTGCTGTCGTTCCCGTTGCACCTCTTGTTAATCCAGATAGAGTGTTTCCACTGTTACCTGTGTAGGTAATTAATTCAGAACCAATTTGCACTGTACCTGATGATGCAAAAGAACTTGCACTTGCTAAAGTTAAACTTGTAACAGATGCGTTTATTCCTGATGATAGAGTTGATGTAAATTGACCTTGTTGTTGTCCACCCCATGATCCAAGGCCCCAACCTGTTGTTGCAGTTTCAACTGCTGGTCCAACTGGATAATAGTGTTGTACACGTATGCCACCTGATGTACTTGCACCAGAGCCTCCTTCATTAGATCCCATAGTAATAGTTAAAGTGGTTGTAGTTGGTATTGATGCCACCATAAATTTTATATCTGTAAAATCATTTGATGCAAAATTAGAATTAGTGATACTTGTAAAATTATCTAATAAAATAATATCACCTTTGTTCATATTGTGAGCGGATGCAAAAGTTAATGTAACAGTTGCTGATCCATTGGTTGTAGTAAAAGCTGATGTTAAAGTTGTTGTAGATTTAATTGGATGTATGTCATAAAAAATACCACCAGAGTATGCATATAAAATACTACTACCACCAAGTGCAGCATACTTAATACCTGATGTATTTACAAAATGATGTATGGCTGTGTTACGCCCTGTAATTTCAACAGAACCTAGTTGAGCCCAACCACCTATTTTTTCAGGTAAGCCATATCTAAATCTAACATTGTCACCATTAACCCATTGACCTTCACCCTCAGTTGAAGTGACTTGTTTATTAAATCCAGGTGCAAATTTTACCTTTTGTAACATAGTTTAATCCTATGCTCTACTACGGTTTAGTTGGCCACGTAGCGTCTGTACATTTAGCAACAGTGTCTTTACCATCAGGTAAATCTCTAAGAGCTTGTCTGTAATTTTTCATATCAGTTGATATAGCATTACCTTTTTCAAGTTCCGATGTAATTTCCCAATCAGATGCTGCTAAAAGACGATCTCTTTTTTGTCTTAGATCCGCTAAAGCTCTAGCAGGAGCTGCATTAGCCCAAGCCGCTTCTTCATTGTCTCTAGCTGTCTCTTCCGCTGCTGTAAATTGTACTCTGTTACCATTTATATTATGATATCTTGGCATAGTTTTCTCCTTTGGTGTTATGTATCATTATTATAGAATTCCGTAAAGGCAAATATCTCCAGCGTCTATGTTGCCTGTATGCATAGTAAATTGCACTGCATCAATTGCTGTTGTTGTGTTACAATATCCAGCCACAAAACATTGATTAGCAGCTGGTAAATTATGTGAAGCTGATATATTGGATATAAAATGTTTTACAAATGTTGTTGAACTAGGATTAAATAAACGTAGATATCCACCAAGACACTCATCGTTGTCATAACCAACTGCTCCAATTAATTTTACAGGGTCTGTGCTTTGTGCTTGATCTAGACTTGTTTCATACGCAAGTTGTGTTGTACTATTATCTTCTGGATGGTATGTGTTAAAAAAAGTTGTTGTTGTCGTAGCATCATAGTCTGTACCACCATCTCTAAAACCAATTCTAAAATATCTTCCATCATTTTGTGGATGAATATCTTTAAATGTAAATAAATATTCTTTATAAGTAGAATCTAATACAACACTAGATGCACCATTTACGAAAGTTAAATTACTTGAACTTGATGCAGTCAGCTTTTTAATAAACACCATGTTACCACCTGCAGCTGCAACAGATCCAAAAGTAGTAGCTGCTCTAGCTCCTCGGTCATTTACTGTAATTAATCCTGAAGTAGGTAATGTCATTATGAGTCCTTTATTCCGTACATTATAATTTCACCTGTTTCTATGTTTCCAGTATCTACTTTAAATTGTATTTCGTCTATAGCTGAAGTTGTGTTAAAATAACCAGCTATTGGGAAGTATAATGAAAAATCATTATTATTGTAATCGTTAATACTTGAAATAAAATGTTTAACAAATGTAGTTGATGATGGATTAAATAATGTTAAAGTTCCAGAAATTGATTCATCATTACCATTTCCAGGATTACCCGCTATAGATTGAAATGATGTTCCTTGTGCCTTATCAAAATAAGCTGAATATGAAATACCTGCTGTATCACCACTTTCGTTATGAAAAACTTCAACCGCAGTCGATGTTATAGTTTCATTAAACCCACTTCCACCAACAGCATTTCCTTGAAATAAAAATTCTGCACCATTTGCTGATGGATGAATATTAATAAACTCAAACTTATAAATAGGATATGTGCTATCTAATACAACACTATCACTGCCATCAACAAAAGATAAAGTAGAACTACTACTAGCAGTCAAAGTTTTAATATGTACTAGTGCACCTGGAGAATTACCTGTTACTGCTGCAGGTTGTGTGGTTAGATTTCTAAGAGATCTATCATTATATTTAACTAATGCCATTATTGTTTCGGCCCCACTCCGTACATTTTAATTGTTCCACTATCCATATTGCCAGATGACATTTGAAATCTTATTGCATCAATATCATTTGTATTATTGAAATATCCAGCAACAAAAGTTTGAACACTATAATTTGTGTCAATGTTTCCTTGCGTTCTTGCTATAAAATGTTTTACAAATGTTGTTGATGATGGATTAAATAATTGTAAAGTTCCATTTAAAGAATGATCGTTGTCAGCATCTTGATTTCCATAAGCCATTAAATCTTGAAAACCTGTACCTTGTGCTAAATCATCTCCAGATTGGTAAGTCAAAGCAGCATCAGCACCATCTTCTCTCATACCAGCTACAAATACACTTGTCGTTTTAGTAACATTATAATTTGAACCAGCATCTATACTTCCATTAAATTGAAATCTATTAGTTCCAGATGGATGTATATTAATAAACTTAAACAAATAACTATTGTAAGTAGAATTTATACTTGATGTAAAAGATAATGTTGAAGAACTTGATGCTGTTGCTGTTGTAAGCAAAGTCAAATTACCATCAGTCAAGGCTGCCGCTGTAGGCAACGCTGTAATTGCTGTTAGTGCTCTGTTGACTGCAGTTCGGATAGCCATAGGTTACTCCTTTGGATTCGCATCTTTAACTGCTTTAATATGTTTAAACCATTCACCAGTCTTGTCACCTTTATCAGCAACCATGTCGTGGTATAATAAATCTAATTGTTCTTTTAATTGTTTATATTCGCCTGCTCTTTTATTTAAAACAGCTTGAGCTGCTTCTGCTGTATTACCTGCAGTTTCGTATGATGCTATTTGTTCATCTGTTGGTTTTTCTAAACCATCGTAATTCCAAAGAGCTATAAAAGTTCCATTACCATCTGAATTATCTTGCAAAGATACTTTATCTTTATCCCAAGTTTTAGAGTTTGCTTCTAAAAATAATTTAATTTTTGTTTTTAAAGTCGCCATAATTTATCCTATTCTGTAATTTTGTATCCACCAAATGTAGAACCTGCACCACTTATAACAATACCTGTGTCAGCAGTTACATTAAAAGATCCAAACATTTCTACATAGTCAGAAGAACCATTAAAAGTCATTATAGCACTTCCAGTTGTACATATTGCGTAAGCATAATAATTATCATAAAAATCAAAATAAAATTCTTTGTGAGTTGATCCATTTCTTTTTATTCTTGTTACGCAATTATGAAATTTATCTACAGCTTGTTTATTATAATTTACTTGAAAATATATGAAATATTTACCTGCAACTGTCGGTGTAAATCTTTTATTTGTTGTATTATACATTCCACCACTATCATAAGTTTCTGTATCAAAATTTAATTTTGTATCTGTATCATCTGCCATAGTTTGATTTGAAGCTATGTAAGCCTCAAAATATGGAGCATTAGTACCACCAACATAAGTTTTAATTCTTGAAGCGGCAGTTTTTCTTAAAGTTCCTCCTGCACCATCGTCAACTAAAAATAAATCAGCATCAGCAATTGCTGCACCAATATCAGTTGCACCTGTAAGTACAGCTGTATTTAATTTAGCAGTAGTTACAGTCGAGTCCGAAGGCGTACCAAGGTCTAGCGTATCACCCAAAATAGTGATGAAGTCGATAGAGTCATCCGTTGTCAATGCCGAGGCGAATACAATCGTACTGCCTGAAATAGTATAGGATGATATAGGAGCCTGTAGGACACCATTTAGTGACACTAAGCAGTGTTGGGCTGATTGTGGGAATATAGCTGTACCTCCAACTAATAAGTTGAATGTAGTTGTAGCACTTGCTGTTATTGCATCACAAGCTTGAAAGTTCCCGAGTCTAGGTTGAGCGCCAATGTAGGCCATGTTATATTACTCCTTTTAAATTGTTTATCATATTAATTAATTCCGTACAAGGTTATAGTTCCTGCATCTATGTTTCCTGAGTTTACTGAAAATTGTATAGCGTCTATAGCAGACGTGGTATTACCATAACCACCTATATATGTATTTTGTACTAAAGTATTATCTTGCATTAGAACATTATTACATAAAAAATGTTTTACAAAAGTTGTACTACCTGGATTAAACAAATGCATATATCCAGCACCTGATGAATCATTATCACCTTTAATTCCTTGCATCATAGGTTGCACTCCTGTTCCTTGTGCTAAGTCAGTTCCTGTACGATATTCTATCGCTCCACCTCCATCATCTTCACTTTTAGTCGCATAAAAAAATGTAGTAGTTTTAGCAACATTATAATTACTACCACTATCTATACTTAAATTAAAACTAAGATTTCTATCAGCTTCTGAGTGATGAATATCCTTAAATAAAAATAAATATTCTTTATATGTAGAATCTAAAACTACATCACTAGAACCATGAACAAAAGATAAGGTAGTTCCCGAACCATCTGCTGTTAATTTTTTAATAAATGTCATAGCGCCACCACTAAAACTTGCTTCAAGATCATCGGCTCCTGAATCAAAACCAATACCTTTACCTGCAACTGGTGTTAAATTTAAACTATTAAAATTTAATTTAGATAATGCCATTATGAATCCTTTATTCCGTATAATTTTATAGTGCCAGATGCTATATTCCCTGTATTAGAAGAAAATTGAACTGCATCTACAGCAGAGGTTGTGTTTCCATAACCAGATACATAATTGACAATATTTCCTGGTGCAGCAGAAGTATAATAATGAGTAAATTTTGATATATAATGTTTTACAAATGTTGTACTAGATGGGTTAAATAAATATAATTCTCCACAACCACTAGAGTCATTATCTGTTCCAATAAGTTGTGAAAAAGTTTGAACACCAGTTCCTTGTGCTAAATCATAAGCACCTTCGTAAGCAACTGCTGCTGCAGAATCATTTTCAAAATGATATGATCTAAAATTTGTTGATGTTTTAGTAACATTATAATTAGAGCCAGTGTCAGCAGATAAATTAAATCTAAATTCTTTTTCAACAGATAGATGAATATTAATAAACTTAAATAAATAGACAGGATATGTGCTATCTAAAACAACACTTGATGCACCATCTACAAAACTTATTGTACTATCTGCTGATGCAGTTAAAGTTTTAATAAGCACCATAGAACTTGAACTTGCTGTAGAAAACCCATCTCCATCTGAATTAAATGATAACGCTTTACCTGCAACAGGGGTCACATTAAAACTGTTATAATTAAATTTAGATATAGCCATTATGATACTCCATACATTTTAATTGTTGCTGATTCAATATTTCCACTATCCAATGCAAATTTAAGGCCTGTTACTGCTGAAGTTGTGTTTAAATATCCAGCTGTAAACATACTAGTTGAATAATTACCATCATTACTACCATTAGAACGAGCCATATAATGTTTAACAAATGTTGTTGAAGAAGGTTCATATATATGAAACTTTATAACTTCAGATTGATCGTTGTCATTTCCATGAGTTGCAGTTAGATATTGAAATCCTGTACCTTGAGCTTGGTCATAACCTGTTGCATAAGCAAGTGCTGCAGCACTATCATCTTCTGCATGATATGCTCTAAAATTTGTAGAAGTTGTAGCTATATTAAAATTTGTTCCGTCTGTTGTGCCTTGAAATCTCATTCCTCCTGGATCAGAAGTACCATGTATATCTATAAAACTAAATATATATTCTTTATATGTGCTATCAAATACTACGTCTGATGCCCCATGTATAAAACTTACATCGCCAGTAGAAGAAGATATAGTTGTTGTTTTTATCAACACCATACTACCTGTAAGATCCCCTGTCTCAAAACCATTAGCACTAGAATTCCATTTAAGAGCTTTACTAGCTGCGGGTGTAACGTTTATGTTATTAAAGTCGACCTTAGAGAGTGCCATGGGTTAGGCTCCAAATAATGCTGCTATTTCAGCATCTGTTAATG